GGGGAGTGCGCCCCGCCGAGAAATGAGCGAAATTCGGTCGGCCCTTTGCGGAGCGTTAAAGATGCCTAGGCCTTCGACTCCGATTGAGCGGAAGCGCAAGCTCGGCAATCCCGGGAAGCAGGCCTTGCCAAAGCAGATCATCATCGCTGAGCAGGTTCAGGGAGTGCCCGAGCCGCTGCGCGCGCTCGACTCTGAGGGCCAGGCTGCTTGGGTTCGTATCTGGACGGCTGGCGCGTATTGGGTTTCGGGTTCGACTGATGTCCAGATCGTGCAGATGCTCTGCGAGTGCGAGGATGAGCGTTCGGCTTTGCGCGATCGGGTGATGTCTTCGCATGACTGGCACGACCGGGTGGGGCTTCGTAATCTGGAGGGCCTGATCCTGTCCATGTATTCGATGCTCGGCTTCTCTCCCGTTGATCGCGGGAAGATGGGAGTCGGGGAGGTTCGCGCTGCTTCGGTGCTCGATGAGCTGAAGGCGCGGCGTGCGAAGTAGCTGGCCGCCTGCGATCCTGACTCCAGTCGGCGAGGTTGAGCGCGAGTCGGGCGATGGTGCTGAGGTTGTCTCCTTCATTGAAGGCTTGTGTCTTCAGGTGAAGGATTCCGTTGGCGGCATGGCTGGATCTCCGATGATCCTTCGTGACTGGCAGAAAATGCTCTTGGCAGATGTCTTCGCTCGGCGATCGGATGGCCGGCGCAAGCATCGGACGGCGATTATCGGAATGGCTCGGAAGAATGGGAAGAGCGCGCTTGGCTCGGGGATCGCACTTCATGCGTTAATGCTCGGTCCTACGGGCGGTGAGGTTTACTCATGCGCAGCCGACAGGGATCAGGCGCGTATCGTGTTCGGCTCGGCTAAGAAGATGATCGAGCTCTCTCCTGAGCTGAGTTCTGTATGCACGATCTACCGGGACGTGATCGAAGTCGTCTCCACCGGCTCTGTCTATCGCGTGCTCTCGTCTGAGGCGTTCACGAAGGAAGGGCTATCGCCTACGTGCGTGATCTATGACGAACTCCATTCAGCGCCGAATGACGATCTCTGGAACGTGATGACTCTCGCTCAGGCGGCTAGGCGCGATGCGCTGACGATTGCCGTTACTACTGCCGGGGTTCGCAGCGATACGACTGGCGGGGATTCGACCGCGTACCGACAATTCTTGTACGGCCAGCAGGTAGCGAGCGGCGAGATCGTTGATCCTTCCTTCTTCATGGCTTGGTGGAAGGGCGCGGATAACGCGAATCATCTTGATCCTGCATCCTGGCTGGATGCTAACCCGGGCTTCGGGGATCTCTGCGATGCGGAGGATTTCGATTCTGCCGTGAAGCGAACCCCGGAGAATGAATTCAGGATCAAGCGGATGAACTCATGGGTGAGCTCTCAGCACGCTTGGCTTCCTGCTGCGTCTTGGGAAGGCTTGCGCGCTGATCGCGTAATTGATTCCTCTATCCCTGTCGTGCTCGGGTTCGATGGCTCATTCAACGGGGATGCAACGGCGCTGATCGGCTGCACGGTGGAGGCTGAGCCGTTCATCTGGGTAGAGGAAGTGTGGGAGAAGGGGCCGGGCGATCATGAGTCATGGCGCGTCCCTATCTCCGAGGTTGAAGCGAGGATCATGCAGGCGTGCTCTGATTACAACGTGCTTGAAGTTGCGTGCGACCCTTACCGCTGGCAGCGGAGCATGGAGGCGCTCGCAGACGCAGGCGTTCCCATCTCGGAATACGCTTCGAGCAGCCCGGCCCGTATGGTTCCGGCTACGGCGAAGTTCTATGACGCTGTCACTGGATCGACTCTCTCGCATGACGGAGATCCGACACTAAGGCGGCATATCGGCAATTGCGCCGTGAAGACTGACCGGCTCGGGCCACGTATCGTTAAAGAGCATCGGTCATCATCGAGAAGGATTGATGCTGCGGTAGCGGCTGTCATTGCGTTCGATCGAGCGACAGCAGCGCGTGAAAATGTGCAAGAATTGGTTTCGCCGGGCTTCTGGGCTACATGAGAGGGTTACGCATGATCGTTATTTCTCAGCTAGCCGGACTCGCTTCTATCAATCTCGGCGTATTCTTGCTCAACATTCCTGCGGGTTTCATCGCGCTCGGGCTTACGGGCGTGCTCATCGGAATAACGCTGGAGCGTATTGATGCTGGGTAATCTCATCCGTGGCCGCGAGGAACGCGCCGTATCCTTTCAGACGATCTTCGCGAGCGGTGGCAACATCGCTCAGCAGACCTACGCCGGAACGGTCATCACTCAGGACACTTCGCTGAAGATCGGCGCTGTCTACGCCTGCGTCCGACTTCTTGCCGACACGATCTCTACTCTGCCGGTTGACACGTTCTACCGCGAGGGTGGCGCGAGAAAGCCTTTCCGGCCCAAGCCGCTATGGGTGGAGAATCCAGACATCGGAACCGCTCGGGAGGATTTCCTCCAGCAGGCGATGGTTTCCCTTCTCCTAGACGGCAACGTCTTTATCAGGATCTTCAGGAGTCGTACGGGCGAGATCATCAGTCTTGTGGTGCTCGATCCGACGCGCGTAGAAGTGCGCAGGAATCCGGCAACACGGGAGATTGAATACGTGCTCGATGCCGGAACCGGAAAGACGCTGCGAGCGGATGAAGTCCTGCACATCACGGAACTTCGGAAGCCTGGCGCGCTGCGCGGGATCTCCCGCATTGATGAGGTTAAGCAATCGCTAGGACTAGCGGCTGCGCTCGAGGAATTCAGCGCACGCTTCTTCGGTAGCGGAAGTGTCACCGCCGGAATCATTGAATGGCCCGGGAACCTTACGCGCGAGCAGGCTAAGGATCTTGCCGCAGGCTTTGAGGAAGGGCATAAGGGGCTGAAGCGATCCCATCGGCCCGGCGTGCTGTTCGGCGGCGCTAGGTTCGTGAAGACCGGCGTGGACCCGAACGAAGCGCAGATGCTGGAATCTCGGCAGTTTGCGGTGGAGGAGATCGCGCGCATCTTCCGCTGTCCATTGCATCTCTTGCAGGTTTCTACACCGGGCGCGATGTCGTACGCATCGGTGGAGCAGAACGCGATTCAGTTTGCTCAGTACACGTTGCGTCCGATCATCAGCAAGTTTGAGACGGCGCTGTCTAGTCTTCTGCCCGGTCCTGCGTTCGTGAAGTTCAATCTGGATGCGATCCTTCGCGGTGACATTCAGACGCGCTTCGCTGCGTACTCCACCGGCCAGCTTGCAGGATTCCTGAGCGTTAACGATATCCATCGGCTGGAGGATATGCCGCCTGCCGATGGCGGCGATGAGTACCGCGTGCCGTTGGCGAACGTCAACCTCGCAGCCGCGAATATTGTCGAGACTGACAGGAAGACGCAGATGCTCACGCGCCTGATCATGGCGGGATTCGATCCTGCCGAATCCCTGAAGGCTCTTGATATGCCGGCGATCATGCACACCGGCATTCCTCCGACATCGGTTCAGAGCGTCGCATCCATCAATCCGACTGATCCGGGGAGCGTCTACCCATGACGATTAGCCAGAGTCAATTCACGCTCGGAACCGTTGCCGAACTAGTCTGCCCGGCTGATCGCAATCCTCAGCGAGTCTTCCTCCACAATCAGGCAACCGGGACAACGAAGCTGATCTATTTCGGCAATAAGGATGTGACGCTAGCGAATGGCGTGCATATCGACGTTGGAGAAACCATCCAGCTAAACCTGAATCGCGGCGAGTCGCTCTATGCATTCAGCGATCCGACTGGCTTGAAGCTCGGAATCCTTCGGCAGAAAATGGATGAATAATGCCATATTTCATCACTGATCAGTCTCCCGACTGCCCCGACTGGGCCACCGTGAAGGAAGACGGCGAGGTTATGGCCTGCCATGCCACGAAGGATGATGCCGTGGCGCAGATGGTCGCGCTATCGCTGGATGAGGACATGGAGCCAGGCGGAGAGCTTCGGATTACCGGCGAGATCCCCGGCTACGTGAAGGATGCCGCAGCAAAGGGCTTGGAATACTTCGCCGATGGTCAGGCAGGCGACGGAGTGACCGATGGCACGGCGCGAGAGGCCCGCCTGATGGCTTCCGGGTCTATCACAGATGACAAAGTTATTCGCGCGAATGCTTGGGCGGCTCGGCACGCGGTGGATCTCGAAGCAGCGCAGAACAACGATGCGAATGATGATGCCTTTCCCGGCCCGGGCGCGGTGGCTCATTACCTCTGGGGCATCAATCCGCTGAACCCTGATCCGGCGCGCGCTTGGTTCGCTCGGCAGGCTGCGGTCATTCAGGACGGAAGGAAGATGACTCGCATTGCAGGCGGTGAGCCGGTCATTATCTGCGACATTGACGGGACACTCCTTAACGGATCACGCCCTATCGCTGCCACGGTGCAATTCGTGGAGGAGTCGGAGGAAGATCTCTACATCATCACGGGCCGGAATGAGTCGGAGCGTGCGGCAACGGAGCAGGCGCTAGCGGCTGCCGGTGTCGAGTATGAAGATCTCCTGATGAATCCCGGCTCGACTGCCGACACGCTCAATTTCAAGCGCGCAATGGCTCAGAAACTGCTTGAGGAGTACGACGTTGTGCTCGCGATAGACAACAATCCATCAATGCGGCGCATGTATCGCGCGCTAGGAATTAAGGCTGTAACGGTGTCTGACTTGCCACCGGCTACTAGGAAGGCGAAAACGATAGTGGAGACTCGCGCGCATTACGTGCAGGACATGGAGATCAGGGCGGTAGGCGAGAAGATGACCTTCCGTGGCTATGCTGCTGTCTTCAATAGCGACTCTGAGCCGCTGCCATTCATTGAGCAGATCAGGCCTGGCGCTTTCTCTAGGACGCTGAAGAGCCGTAACAATATTCGGATGTACGTCAATCACAATGATTCGGCGCTCCTTGCTTCGACGCGCTCGGGAACCTTGCGACTGCAGGAAGACTCCAAGGGACTCCTAGCGGAGGCTGATCTTCCGATGACGACTGACGGAAGGAATCTGAGCATCCTCATAGAGCAGCGAATCGTGGACTCGATGAGCTTCGGGTTCAGTGTTCCTCGCGGTGGAGATAGTTGGAGCGAAGATGGAATGCGCCGCACGCTTACAGAAGTTCGTCTCCATGAAGTATCGGCTGTCACCGGGATGCCAGCGTACGCTTCAACCTCAGCTTCAGTTCGGAAGCTCGCTGCGCGTACAGCAATCGATGAGCAAGTGCTAGCGGATGCGCTGACCCAATTGGAGAGCGGAGCCGAGCTTGACTCAGCGCAGGCTGATCTCATTCGCGGGATCGTCGATCAGTTGGCCCCGAAGGAATCGAAGCCCGATAACTCCCTGATCGTGGCGAAGCAATTGCTGGCATTGATGGAGATGCAAGCCTGATGTAGCATCATGGCTATAACTCCGTTGGCGGTGCCGTCAACGATGGATGCGGAGCCGCATCCGGTCTGAATACCTGCGGCCAGCATCTATCGAAAGGCAAAACGCAATGGACGTTCTGAAAGCACAGTACGAAGCGCGCGCGAAGGATCTTGAGATTGCCAAGGCAATCGTCGATACGTGCGCTAGCGAGGATCGCGCGATGACCGTTGACGAGCGACTCTCCTTTGATCGTGCGAATGAGGAGTTCTCTCGCCGCACGAAGATGATCGATGAGATTAAGTCAATGGCTGCGCATGAGTCAGAGGTGCGCGCAGCGCAGGCCGGTCACGAGGATGAGGTTCGCCCGGTCAATGCTCCTGAGGCTCGGTCGATCAACGATGTTGAGACGATCCGCAGCCTCGCTCGCGGCGAGATCCGCTCGGCAGAGTTCGCGCCTGAGCGCCGTGATATCACTCGTGGCAGCACTGGCTCACCGGTGGCGACCAGTTTTTACGATCAGGTGATCATGCTTGCTCGCGCTGTCGGCCCGATGCTCTCGGTCGGAACCACTTTAGCCACAGCCGGGGGAGAGTCGCTCCAAATTCCAAGACTGTCAACGTATTCGGTGGGCACGGTAAATACTGAGGCTGCGACGCTCGGCGAGTCTGACCCGGCCTTCTCGGCATTTATCACACTGAACGCCTATAAGTACGGCTTCCTTACGCAGGTTTCGCGTGAGTTGCTGGAAGATAGCGGTATCAATGTTCTGGATCTCCTCGCCATGAACTGCGGGAACAGCTTGGGCTTCGCGGTAAATTCCGGCTTGACGACCGGGACGGGCACGGTGGAACCGACTGGCATAATCACTGCAGCAGGTTCTGGCGTTACTGGTGGCACTGGCGTGTCGGGCGCATTCACCTATGCGAATCTCGTCAGCCTCTACTACTCGCTTGATCCCGCAGCTCGGGCACTCCCGGGAACGGGCTTCATGGCGAAGGGCTCCAGCATCGCAGCGATGCGCACCCTCCAGGACGGCAATGGCGGCTTCGTCTTCCAGCCGTCGATGTCGGAGAGCACTCCTGACCGTGTGCTCGGTGTTCCGCTCATCGAGAATCCGGCAATGGCTGCGGCTGCGACTAGCGCGAAGTCTGTCATCGCCGGTCACTTCCCGAGTTACTACGTCAGGACTGTCGGCGGAATTCGTCTGGATCGCTCGGATGACTTCGCCTTCAGTGCTGATCTCGTGACCTTCCGCTGCACCTTCCGAGTGGACGGAAACCTCCCGCAGGCGTCGCACGTTAAGTACTTCGTCGGCGGCGCTTCCTAGCAATACCCTCTCTGCCCCTAGTCGGGGCGCTGTATTTATCGCAGGGTGCAGCGCCCCGATTAGGTCAACCTGCGAAAGGATTCTGCGATGTCCAATAAGCGCAAGCCAAGCAAGCCGCTGAAGAAGCGAAGCGAAGCCAGGGCGATCCTCTGGAACAGCAATAGCCCGTGGGCTAGGACCGGATACGGAGCGCAGACAGCGCAGGCGATCACGAGACTCCAAGCAGCAGGGCATCAGGTAGCCGTCTCCTCTAATTACGGCCTAGAGGGAACCACGCTCGACTGGCACGGGATCAGGCAGTATCCGCGCGGGTTCGAACTGCATTCCAACGATGTAGTGCCGGCGAACTTTCAAGCATGGCGGCATGAGCATTCAGGCCTAGATCCGCTGCTCATCACTCTCTACGATGTCTATATCTTCAAGGGCCAGCAGTGGGACGATGTAGACCAGATCGCTTCATGGGTTCCCATCGATCACGCGCCGGTTCCTCCCGATGTCGCGGCTTGGTGCAGGCGCCCGAACGTGACTCCTATCGCGATGAGTCGCTTCGGGGAGGCGATCCTGAATCATGCTGACATCGATTGCCTTTACGTACCTCACGCTATAGAGGAGATCTTCAAGCCTACGGAGTCGATCAGCGCAGGCGGCAAGGATCTCACCGGGCGCGCGTTCATGGGGATTCCTGAGGATCGCTTCGTGTTCGGAATGGTGAGCGCGAATAAGGGCGCGTACCCACCGCGCAAGGCCTTTCCCGAGACATTCCTAGCCTTCTCAATGTTTGCCAAGCATCATTCGGATGCAATCCTCTACATTCACACCGAGGATCGCGGCGGCATGGGAGGAATCAACCTGCGGGAACTCGCGACGGCGTGCAACATCCCCGATGAGCAGATCGTCTTCGTTGATCAGTACGTTTATAGGTCAGGCATCGGTAACGATCTACTCGCCGCGATCTATACCGCTATGGATACGCTGCTGATCCCGTCGATGGGCGAGGGATTCGGTGTCCCGCAGATTGAAGCGCAGGCTTGCGGAACTCCGGTGATCTGCACGAATGCGAGCGCATCCCCCGAGCTTCTCGGAGATGGCTGGCTAGTGGAGGGACAGCCTTTCTGGGACTCGCCTCAGCGCGCTTGGATGACTACTCCCGGCATTCCTTCCATCATCGAAGCGATGGAGGCGGCATACGCTCGGGGCCGGGGCAGATCGCAGATGGCGCAGGACTTCGTGGCGCAGTACGGCGCAGATTTCGTCTTTGCTAATTACTGGCTTCCGGCGATGGAGGCGCTCCGGTGATCCCTTGCATGATCGTTCCGATTCTCAAGGGGCCGGAGATCCTCTATCGGATGCTTGAGACAATCGACTACCCGATACGCAAGCTCATCATCATTGACAACGGGGACGCGCTCAGGCATTCCTTGGGCTGGCCGATAGAGCACGTTCAGTCAACGAAGGTAATAAAGATGCCGGCGAATCTAGGCGTAGCCGGGTCATGGAATCTCGGCATAAAGGCTGATCCGTTCTCTCCTTGGTGGCTCATTGCGAACTTCGATCTCGAATGGCCCGCAGGCTCCCTTAAGGCCTTCTCTGAGCAGGCTACGGATGGAGTGCTGCTCGCTCAGTCTCCGCAGCCGTGGAGCGCGTTTGCGCTCTCTGAGGATGCCGTCAAGCGCGTCGGTCTGTTCGATGAGGGATTTCATCCTGCCTACTTCGAGGACAACGATTACGAGATGCGCTGCCAGCTCGAAGGAGTGAAGATCACGCGCTCAGGAATACCGATCATCCATCACAATTCGTCCACGCTTCAATTCTTCGGCGAGCGCAATAACGCTACCTACGGCAATAACGCTGAGTATTGGCAAAGGAAGCGCGAGAAGCCGGATGAGGGCGGCTGGAGCCTGGAGCGAAGGCGGGTGAATTCGTGGGATTGATGGCCGGGCAGTATACGGATTTCAAGCGTCGGCACGCCGGGGAGACGATCTACGTTGTCGGCTCTGGCGCGACACTCGACTACGTGCCGCGAGGATTCTTTGACGGCAAGCCGACAGTGTGCATCAATCGGTCAGGCGAGGCGCTCGGACTGAAGGAGTTCTACAGCGTCACTCATTACCATCTTGACGCTCATATCCTCGCTGATGCCCGGCCAGATCTTCCGGTCATCGTTCCCATGATTGAGCAGGGTATTGGGTATCCGGCGAAGACCCGTCCGACTCAGCCAAACGTCTATTTTGTTGAGACGAACCCTCAGATGTACTCAGCGTTCGATACTGCCGAGCACTGGCCTACGCATGACGATCACCTAGTGTGCGGGCCTACCTCGCTCCATATGGGGATGCATTTCGCTGCCTATCTCGGGGCGAGGTTCATCATCCTTGCCGGCGCGGACTGCGGGATTCTGGATGATCGCGATGCGGTGGACGGATACGCGCCGGGCGACCCGAAGCCCTACCCGGTCTGGGAGCAGCAACTGCCGAAGGTGGCGAAGAAATTGCGATCCATGGGGATCGGTGTAATGAGCCTGAATCCTTTCGTGAACCTGACACTTGAGGGTCACTCATTCCGGGCGCCCTCGGTGAGCATCAACTGCTAGAAATGATTGATACGATGGGCAAGTACCTGCGGGAACGGATCTAGCATGACGCTGTACGCGAGCACGGCGCAGATAAAGGCGGCGCTGCGTATTACCGACTCCGTGGATGATGCCCTTATCAATATGGCCGGGTCTGCGGCATCTGATCTCATCGACGGCTACTGCGGTCGTACCTTCGGCACTAGTGGGACTGTCACGCGCGTCTTCTCCCCTGCCGATGAGTACGTCATGCAGATTGACGATCTCGCAGGAACTGCGGTAACCATCACTTCCTCCACCGGGGCCGATGGAGTATTCGACGTGACGTGGAAGACAACCGATTACCAACTAGAGCCGCTGAATGGAGTAGCGAACGGCCAGACCGTGCCGTACACGCGAATCCGGGCCATTCAGGACTACTTGTGGCCTGCCGCCGGTGGAGAGGCCACGGTCAGGGTTACGGGCGTATACGGCTTCCCTGCCGTGCCCATCGTCGTCACCCAAGCGGCGGTGCTGCAAGGCTCAAGAATTTTCACCAGATTGCAAAGCCCGCTCGGGGTGGCAGGATTCAACGAGCTCGGAGTCGTCCGCGTGACTCGCGCACTAGATCCCGACGTGGCGCAATTAGTGGAGCCTTACCGCCGGATGGCAGGCATCGCATGACCGTAACGGTAGGGACTCTGCGAACCGGGATAGCCACTAATCTCGCAACGATCAGCGGGCTTAGGACTTCAGCGACCGTTCCCGATGCGCCGACTCCTCCGCAGGCGGTAGTGATCCCTTCCACGATCAGGTATGACCGCTCATTCCACCGAGGCCTAGATGAGTATCAATTCGTCGTAACGGTGATCGTCGGGCGTGCCTCTGACCGAAACGCTCAGTCTTCCGTTGATGCGTACTGCAATCCGACGGGGGCATCATCCATTAAGACTGCGATTGAGTCTGACCGGACGCTCGGTGGCATCGCTCAGTCTCTCCACGTTACGGAAATGCTGTCGTATGCTTCGACCTCTATTGGCGATACCATTTATTTAACTGCTGACTTTTCAGTAACCGTCTACGCATAAGGAGTAAGGAATGGCTAAGTTCGTTGCAACTGACTATAAGGTCACGATTAATGGAACGGACTTCTCGTCTTCCATTAACTCAGTCGATCTTTCCATCGAATCCGCTGAGGTAGAGACAACTGCTTTCGGCACTGGCTGGACCTCTCGAATTGGTGGTCTGCGGAGTGCGAGCATCACGCTTGACTTCATGCAGGATTTCGCCGCGGCGAGCATCGATGCCACGCTATTTCCGCTCCTGAACACGCTTGCCACAGTGGTTCTGGTTCCGACTTCCGGCACTGTGTCGGCAACGAATCCGAGCTATACCGCCATTTGCCTTGTCAACTCCTACCAGCCGTTCGCTAGTGCTGTCGGCGATCTGGCGACGCTCTCGGTTACCTGGCCCACCTCTGGCACTGTCGTTCGCGCGACGGCTTAAGAAAGGCTCCTGCGATGATTAACAGAATTCCGCTCGAAGTCACATACTTGGATTCAAGAGTAGACCGCGTTCTCTGCACTGGCGCTGACACTATTGCGTTTGAGCGTGCCTACGATCTGCCGACGAACAAAATCGGCGAGCGTCTGGAATATATGTGGTTTCTTGCTTGGGCGTGCCTCAACCGGACGAAGCGTGTCAGTCTTCATTTCGAGGACTGGCTAGGAACGGTTGAGCAGGTGGCAGACGATGAAAGCGCAGGGCCAACGGAGATACTCCCTTTGGAGAGTCCAGTAGTCACTTCATCGTCTGCCACCTTGCCTATGAGTACGGACTCGCTCCCTCTGTAATCTTGGAGGAAAGTGATCGTATGCAAATCACGATGCTTCGTTACCTGCGATGGAGACACACCGAGCAAGCGGCAGCGCAGAGGAAGCGGTAAAAGATGGTGATGAAAGCTCAGGTTACGGGCGAGCAGCGGACCATTAAGCTTCTTCAGCGATTCGACAAAGATGCATACGATGAGATCGCAACGGGTTTCAAGAAGGCTGGCGAGAAAGTAAGAGACGAGGCTCGCTCCAATACTCCTGCCGGCAATGCTCTCAGCAATTGGGGACGATGGATTGCGGTTGACCGTGGCAGGGATCTCGGCTTCAGCGGTACGCGAGTGCGAGCGAAGATCCGCGTGAGCCTCTCGCAGGATCAACGCAAATGGGGTCAGAATCTCTACATGGTGAAGATCGTCACGATGGACTGGGGCGGAGCCGTATACACGCTGTCCGGCTCAAAGCAGAAGCGGCATGGACAGGAGAAGTCATATCGTGGCCGGTCATTCACTGACAATCTCAATAAGAAATATGCGAGCGATCCCTACCCACGCGGACTTCTTCGAGCAGTAATGACGAAGGGTCCGGACGCTCGCAAGGATCTAGAACGAGTCATGGATCAGGCAACGGCATACGCTGATCGCATCATCAATAGGGGGGCATGATGGCTCGTGGTGCTATCTCCGTTCAGATAACCGGCGATTACAACAACCGGGACGTTAAACGCGCCATTGATGACCTACAACTACTGCATCGGCAGAGCGGCACTACTTCTGGCGCGATGAGTCGCATGAGTACCGCAAGCGTTGCTATGGGTGCCGCTGTTGGCGGCGCTGCTCTGCTAGCGGTCCAGGCTGGCGCACGGATGGCCGTTCAATTTGGCAAGGATTCTCTTAAAGCGTTCATGGATGATGACCTAGCGGCGCAGAAACTAGCGCGCACGCTGGAGAATCTCGGCCTAGCGCATCAGCAGGCAGGCGTTGAAAAATTCATTCAGCAATTGCAGAATTCGTCCGCGGTGGCCGATGATGTCCTAAGACCATCGATGGACCGTCTCCTTCGAGCAACGGATAACGTAACTCAGGCTCAATCACTTCTATCCTTGGCTCTTGATATCTCTGCTACGCGCGGAGTCAGCTTGGAAGCGGCTACTTCGGCTATCACCAAAGCAACGAATGGAAGTTATACGTCTCTCGCAAAACTCTCAGACGGATATTCGGGGGCCGAGCTTAAGGCGATGGGATTCAAGGGCACTATTTCGGCTCTCACTTCCGACTTTGCCGGCGGTGCAGCTACCGCCGCTGGTTCGTATCAAGGTTCCATAGATAAAATCTCTCTGGCTTTCGGGGATCTCCAAGAATCGTTGGGTAAGGGCTTTTTCTCCGGTGTCGAGAAGTCAATGGGCGGAGTTAAGGGCGGCGCTGACAAATTGCAGGAGGCGATTCTCAGCCTTCAGGGAGGCTTTGAGACGCTCGGTGAGGCAATCGGCGGGGCCATCCAATACGTTCCACGTTTTGTCTCCGCATTCAAGGTCATGTACGACACTATGAGCGTTATCTGGAATGCCGCGAATATGGTGGTCAAAAGCCTTTATGCGGTTTACCAACTGTCACAGGGCGATGCTTCTGGCGCGCTGGAAACGTTGAGAGGGAATGCGAGCAATCTTGCCGGGGCTTTTACCGCGTGGCGGCTGGCGATTGGCGCGACGGTCACCGGGGTAGAAGCCGGTACTAACGCGAATGCAGCTTTCGGAAGTTCGCTCAATAAGGTAGGAACTGCGTTTGGCAATTTCTCTGGTGCTGTCGGATCTTCGGCTACCGGGGTTTCAAGTGTCGTATCTGCATTCATTAAGGCTCAGACTCCTATTGATAACTTCACCGGATCTACCACGAAGGCTACTGATGCATCAAAGAAGCTCGCCGACGCTCAGAAGGCTATTGCCGATGCGATTAGTTCCGCTCAGACTGTCGTAAATAATGCGATTGCCGAATTTGACAAGTACAAGACGAAGATCTCTGAGGGCATCTTCGCAGGCTTTGATTTCAGCGCGGCTCTCGATGTCGTGAAGGAAAAGGGATCGAACCTGATTGATGTTCTGGTAGCGCAGGCTGAGCGCGCGTCCGAGTTCGGGCGCAAGATGAGCCAGCTTCTCGCAGCCGGATTGAACAAGACTTCCTACGATCAGGTAATCGCGATGGGCGCTGAGCGCGGCTTGGATGTCGCCGACGCCTTCATCAACGGCAATATTCAGGAGAACATCAAGCGCGTGAACGATGCCGCGAGCGGGGCTATAGCGGTCGCTGACGGTGTTGGCGCTCAGTCGGCTATGGCTTTCATGCAGAGCGGCATAGACATGGCTATAGCTCTCGTGAAGGGGCTTCTGGACGTACTCGGGGCAAAGGGCAAGGGACGCAAGGCGCTTCAATCGATGATGGACGATCTCGCTTCATCGATGAACCGAACCGCGAATATCGCGATGACGGTAACCGGGCCCGGTGGAGTCTTGGTCGCAGCGCCTGGAGTTACTCCTGTTCTCAATCCTGCGGAGCAGGCCAACCTAGACAACTTCCTAGGCGGCGGTATCGGGGCTCCTGAGGGTGGATTCTTCTCCGGAGTATTCCCGGGCTTCGCGAACGGCGGCCCGGTCATGGGCGGCAGGCCTATCGTCGTCGGCGAGAAGGGACCGGAACTCTTCGTACCGGGCAGCAACGGGAGCATCATTCCGAACGGCGCTGGCGGCAACTCCTACACGATCAACGTTCAGGCAGGCGTAGGAGATCCTCGCGCTATCGGTCAGCAGATCGTGGAATACATCAGGCGCTTCGAGCAGGCTTCCGGCCCGGCATTCGTGGCAGCATGACGATACGCGCGCAGATCGCCTTCGATCTCTCATTGACTACCGGCGTTAATTTCTTCACTCTGGATGATCCTGATAAGGGCGTATTGGATAACACTTCCTACGTGCTCGGGGGCGATGTCCTGACCGATGTCACGCAGTACGTTCGCGGGATCTCGGTGAAGCGCGGCAGAAGTCGCATTCTGGAGAAGTTCACTGCCGGGCAGGCGAATCTCTCGCTCGACAACCGGACGCGCATCTTCGATCCTGCCTATGCCGCCGGGCCGTACTACGGCCAGATCCTCCCCCGCAAGCAACTGGTGATCGACAATGACGGCGAGGAGATCTTTACCGGCTTCATCGAGGACTGGAATTTTAGTTATCCGCAAGCCGGATTCGATGCCGTCGCGGAGGTTTCGGCCAGCGATGGCTTCTCCATCCTCGCTCAGCAGACTCTCTCTGCAGGGACAGCGACAGCGCAGAAGTCTGGCGCGCGCGTATCTGCCGAGCTCGATGCCGTCGGCTGGTCGAGCGTGAAGCGCGATATCGGGGTCGGTCAGTCCACGCTGGATGCGGACGTGATACCTGCGGACACGAACGTCCTCCAGTATCTTCAGAAAGTTGAGACGTCGGAGTTCGGGGCACTGTTCATTGACCGGGCTGGGGCTGTCGCGTTCCGGGATCGGGCTGAACTCCAAGCGTTCACTACTGGAGTCACGTTCTCGTCAGGCGGCATTCCGTATCGAGATATCTCGGTCGTGTGGGGCACTGAGGAGATGAAGAATTCCGTTGCGATCACGTATACGTCCGGCGGTTCGGTGGCCGGCACTGCGATCGCTGAGGACACTGCTGCTCAAGCGGATTACGGGGTCATGGATGCGTCTTACTCGACGATCCTGTCCAGCCCGGTTGAGGCTTCGGCGCTCGCGTCCTGGCTTGTCGGGCTGTACTCGCAGCCGCAGTACCGTATCGACTCGCTGACGGTGAGGCTTGAGGCGATCACGGGCGCGCAGAAGTCCAGTGTCTTGGATCTCGAATTGGGCGATGTCGTGAGGGTGGAGTTCACGCCTTCCGGGATTGGCGATGTCGTTTCGCAGATCGTGAGCATTGATGAGATCGGCCACGAGATCACTGCCGACAGCCACGATGTCACGTTCACGATGTCGCAGGCGCTTGCCTCATTCATCCTTGATGATTCGATATTCGGTGTCTTGGATGATGACATACTTGGGTTCTAGGAAGGAGTTCTAAATGGTCGCTTTCACTGCCGGGTCTGTCCTGACTGCGGCGAATCTGAACAGCGCGTTCAATGCGTTGACTATTCGCACGGTCACGGGTACGTCCGACACTCTCGTCTTGGCTGATAACGGCGGGGCTGTTACCTACTCGAATGCTTCGCCGGTTTCGGTGACGGTGCCGCTGTTCTCGTCGATCGCCTATGCGACGGGTACGAAGATCGTTCTGGTGAATCTCGGTGCCGGGACGGTGACGGTTGCGGGCGCCGGCGGGGTTACGGTGAACGGGTCGCCGTTGACGCTGGCGCAGAATGCGGGCGCTACGTTGATCAAGACCGCTACGAACACTTGGTCGTTCCTCCCTTTTTCTAGCGGTAGTGCCGCTGCGGTGATCAGCAGCACTACCGGCTCACCCACCATCACCACCGACGGCGCGGCGACGGTCTACAACTGGACGGGTGACGGCACGATCGTCGTCGGCACTGAGGGACTGGTTACGCTGCTCGTCATCGGCGGCGGCGGCGGCGGGACGATGGGCGGCGGCGGTGCAGGCGCACACTGCTACATGCAGGGAGTCCTATCGGCAGGCACGCACACAATCCGGGTCGGCCCCGGCGGTGCAGGCGGCGGCCCGAGCGGAACCACCGGCTACCTGGGCTTGGCGAGCGCCTGCGGGGAGTTCCAAGCATCCGGCGGCGGCGGCGGTGCTGTCGACGCCGGGGCTGGAGTCCTCGGAGGGTCGGGCGGCGGCGGTGGAGAGAACAGCGGCGCGGCAGGGTCAGGCATTGCACCGAGCGGGTTCGCAGGGGGTGCAGGCTACAGCGGAACGGGAGCGAACCGGGCACTCGGAGGCGGCGGCGGCGCCGGTGCGGTCGGCTCCCCCGGAACGGTCAGCACAGGCGGGAACGGCGGCGTAGGACTTGCAACCACCATCACCGGGTCATCGGTGGCCTACGGCGGCGGCGGTGGGGGCGGCAGATATTCGGGGAGTCCCGGCGTAGGCGTCAACGGAGGCGGCAACGGCGGCACGTCGGCAGGCACCGACGACACCCCCGGATCCGCGAACACCGGAGGCGGCGGAGGCGGAACAGGCTCAGCCGGCGGCACATTGGGCTCCGCCGGTGGCTCAGGCCGCGTAATCGTGAGAGTGGGTTAGGTCATGGCGCATTACGCAAAAGTCCAAGGCAGCACCGTCGTCGACGTTCACGCCGTCAATAACGCAGTGATCACGAACCCCGACGGTGTCGAGGTCGAAGCACTCGGGCAGGCATTCCTAGCGGAATTGTGGGGCGGCGACCCGCTCGACTACGTCCAGTGCAGTTACAACGGCACATTCAGGGGCGCCTATCCCGGAGTCGGCTACACGTACGACCCGGTGCTCGATGTCTTCGTTCCTCCGGCTGCACGCGAAGCGCCATGATGTTCTTGCGGTTGCCGGATGATGTCATGACCGACTGGGCAGAGGACACCGAATATGACGACTGATCCGCTCGCCTTCGTCGGCCTGGCCGTGGCACTCCTCGCTGGGCTTTCGTGGATCATCAGGGCGCAGATCTCCATGTCGAAGCAGTTCACGCCGAACGGCGGGTCATCGCTCAGGGATGCGATAAACCGGCTGGAAGCAGACGCGCGGGAGACACGCGAAGACATCAAGGATCTGCGCGTGAATGCCGATGAGCGCGGCGAGCGAGTAATGGATTCGGTAGCGAAGGTTCACGCGAGACTTGACGAGCACGTGCGGGATCACCTGAACGCGAAGGAGAAGTGAATGAGAACGAAAGCGTTCTGGATAGATGCGGGCGAGCGAACTATCAGGACAGTTGCCCAATCGCTTCTTGCGCTGATGGGAACGGATGCGCTCGGGATCGTTGGCTTGGACTGGATGCAGATGATCAGCGTTGCTCTGGGCGCTGGTCTTATGTCAATTCTTACTTCCATCGTTGCGACTGGCGTAGGCGATAAGGGAACGGCTGAATTAGTGAGGAAGTCATGAGCGTTCTATTCGAAGATCAGATCCCGGTCGAGCCTGCCGATGGTGGCGCGTTCGTCGACATCGAGGAGGCGGGCGAGGATGGCGAAGAAGTACCTTTCTAGAAACATCAATGAAGTAATCACGTGGTCTAGGAATCAGGTAAAGAATCCGACTCAGGACTGGACCGGGCTTTGCCAGAGTCATTGCCGGCAGGCCTACGGGGTTCCGGCTTGGGCTCCGTCTGCCATTGCCGCCTGGCATAAGATCCCCGATGCTCAGAAGCATGTTGGCGGCAAGCCAAACGATGCTCCTCGCGGCGCCCTGCTGTACTACTCGGGCGGGAAGTTCGGTCACGTGGCCATCGCGGTAGGAAAGAAGACTTCAACGAACTGCCTGAGCAATGACTACGTGCGCGCGGGCGAGATCGACTCGTGCTCTCGCGAGTTCCCTCGATGGGGATTGAAATATCTTGGGTACAGTTCGTGGACCCCGTTTGGAAGTCTTCGACTAGATCCGAAATAGGAGAAGCCTCGCAGAGAGCGAATCTCTGCGGGGCTTCTCTATGTGCCTAGTCGGCCTCAGGGTCGCTCAGAGTGGCTGAGATCGCCGCTGATGCGTACTTGTGGAGTGTCATCCGACTGATTCCCGAAATCTCGGCAATGCGCGTGATGCTCATTCCCTCCTTTTTCGCCTTCATGGATTCGGCGATGAGATCCGCGTAGGCGAGCGTCGCTTGCTTCGTCAATGCCTGATGGATTCTCGCAGCGTCTTCGAGTCTGCTCACTTCAGCACCAGACTCTTAAGGCCTGCCGGGAGCTCGATCGGCTCCATGCAATCCATCTCGTGATAGGCGATCCCGTCAGGATGGATGCTCGGGGGAGCGACTACGTAGCCGTTATATTTCACGTCTATCCCATCTCCGAGCTTCCCGCGAACCGGGCCTAGCTGCTCGGTGCGATAGTAGAGATGAAACCCGTCAGCCGTGCCTACCGCGTGCGTCGCCGGAAGCGAATTGACGAGAGCGAGATCCGGGCCATTGCGGTAGTCAACATCAATGATGATCAGGCCTGACGGAGCGCAGGCGATCCCGATATTCCCGCCATCGGGCCAGGAATCGATGAGCGCGTGATCTGTCGTCGCGCTCTTGTATCCGGCTGGCGCGTAGCGAGGGTTCGGCTGCTTCGAGTGCGGGGCGAGCGGGAACACGAGCCATCCCCGCTCTGCGTAGTCGTGCGCGTTCATGCGAGATCCTCCCACGTGAGTCCGGCGGCGATGAGATCCGCATTGATGGCGGCGATCTGGGTAGCGTGGATCTCGCGCGTGATGCGTCCGTCCAGTCGTGCGTCATTGATCGCTACTACGATCTTGCGGATTTCTTCCTTCGTCATTTCTGTTCCTCCCTTAGTAGTTTCCTTGCGTGCGCTCTGAGGAGTCGAACCTCAGCGAAGACCGTCAGCGCGGTTTTCCTTCTAGCGAAGGATGACTAGCGGCTCTGCCCAAGCGCGCTTGCCGTGGATGGCCTGATGAGCAAGCCACTTGCCGTCCACCAGATAGGCGGTGGAGGAGATCCGCTCGATGGTGCCGAGAGCGGTGACAGTTCCGGCGGGGAGCGGGTAAGTGGTCCAGTTGTGCATGGTCCCTCCTCAGGGATAGTGGCCGGTTGGCCTGATGTCTTAATTATGAGTCCCTAGTCTGAGGATGTCAAGCGGTTTACACAAAGTTAGGAAATTAATTGAAAGTCAGGGAACCAAATTGTTACAGCCGTGGCCGCCGGACCAATGCCGCCAGCCGCGAGGAATCAGGATTACGAAGACGAATGCAGCATCCTGATAGGACTCTGCCCATCGCTTAATGGGCTTCGAGTGAAGATCCCTGAGGATCGCTCTCGCCTCCCTGCGGGGCATCCCTGCATCCCTGAGACGAGAGTAGACATTCCAGCCAGCGCCGATGCGCCAGTGATTGTCTAGGAATTGATACTTGCCCTGAGCGCTGCTCACTGGATTCTGTGCGCGCGGGTTATGGTGGCTCTCGCGGTTCGCTACGCAATCGGCGAACGGTCGCCATTCTCGCGGGATCTCTGCGGCCTGGCTGATGATGCGGGTATGGATGCTTGCGGGTGCTTCGTTGGGGATCATCATTGCAACGGAGAAAAGCAGATTCTCTAACATTGATTGTCCGATCACTTGGGGACAGGGGCTGGCGCACAATGGGCGCAAGAGCCGGAATCGCACCGGGTCAACTGAAAATGACCCTAGCATGATCTCGTGAGATGGGTAATGCTCGCTGAATTAATCGCCTGCGCGGTATTGCTGACGCTTGCGGCGCGCGATCATGGCTAAGCTCATAGATCTCTGGATAGAGCGAGCAGCGTGCGTAGGAGTCGATCCAGAGCTCTGGTTCGATCACGACAGAACTTCCCAAGCGCATCAGATGGCGGTGAGCATCTGCAATCACTGCCAGGTTCGCCGGCCTTGCTATGAGGCTGCGATAGCCCGGCGCGAGCGCTGGGGCATCTGGGCCGGTATCGATTTCACGACACTTGACCGGAGACGCAGAAAAGCCCCGATCAATTTCTGACCGGGGCTTTCCTTTACTTCTTGAAGTCGATCACTTCCACGCGAAGGGCGAGGCTCTCGAAGTCTGAGCGCATCTTGCCGAACTTCTTCAGCGAGGTGCTCAACTGCGCGAACGGGATCTCGGTCTTCGGCATCGTCAAGGT